GAGTTGGGACGAGTACAGCGTCAGATTGAACAAGAACTTAAAAACCAGCTTTCAGAATACTCTAAACCTCTTGACGAAGCAAAGGCTTGGGTTGATAGCATATTAGACCCTATCAAAACTTTGCAGACAGACATTAAAAATCAAATCAGGGAGTTTGAGGAGAGAGAGACAGAAGCCCGAAAGGAAACGGTCAGAGAAGCTTTTGAATCTGCAATCGCAGAAAGTGGTACAGAACTTGACATCAAGCTGTTTGCTATTTACTTTGACGATTTTAGCAAGAAGAAGTGTTTTATGGCCGACAATGTGCGAATCAACCAAGCTACTTCTAAGATGATTGTCGGATTGGTTGCAGAAGAAGCTACTAAGAAGCAGCAACGTGAAGCTGGACTTATCCAGATTACAGAAGCGGCAGCTAAAGCTGGTTTCGGACCTACTGTCTACATTCGCAGATATGACGAGGGAGCGAAACTTGCTGATGTTTTACAAGCAATTCTTGATGATAAGGCATTAGCTGAAAGAACTAAAGCGGAAACTGAGCTAAAAAAGCGTATTGATGAAATGACCGCCATCGCGATAGCTAAAGGCTTGAAGCCTGAAAAGTACGTTGATTTGCTAAGAGAGGGACGCTCTGCTTTGGATACCATCGATATCTTACATGCAGACGCAGATGAGCTTAGACGGACTAAAGCAGAAGCAGAACAAGAAGCTCAGAGTCGATTCTCCGCCCAAAATCAGCCTGAATTTGAGCCTGAAACCAGTTCAGGGGGTAATTATACCTTAGAGCAAGAAACAGGTCAAAAATCGCAAAATATGGCTTCTGAGGATGGCGTTAAAAAATATGGTTACAAATTTACTGTAGATTTAATTTTTCCGGCAGAAAATGCAAAGGAAACAAAGGAGCAATTTAAAGAATGGCTCAATGCTCACGGCGTTCAATTTGAGCCACAAACAAAATCAGTAAAGGTGGAGATGAAATGACAATGGATTTACTTGGAAAAGATTACTACTCGGTAGATTCCGCACGTCGCTACTGGTCCATCTCGCAATACAAGCGATTTAGGGAGTGCGAAGCACGGGCATTGGCGGAGCTAGAGGGAGAGTGGGAAGACCAACGAGACAACACAGCCCTCTTGGTCGGAAACATGGTCCACAGCTACTTTGAAAGCCCAGAAGCACATAAGAAGTTCATGGATGAAAATGCGGACGCCATGATTTCAAAAGCTGGTAAAACCAAAGGTCAGTTAAAAGCTGACTTTCTGGTCGGCCAGCGCATGATTGAGCGACTGGAAGCTGACAAGCAATTTATGGAGTACTATGTCGGTCAGAAAGAGGTTGCTGTCACAGGCGAAATCGAAGGAGTAGAATTTAAAGGCAAGATTGACTGCCTCAATGTTGAAAAGGGCTATTTTGTAGACATTAAGACCACAAAATCAGACATCGACAGCATGGTTTGGGTTCAGGATGAAGCAAGTGGGCGAAATATTCAAGTTCGCTGGTTTGAAGCTTGGGGATATATCTTGCAGATGGCAGCGTATAAGAAAATGCTGAAAGAGCAGTACGGTAAGGAGTTTACCCCTGTTATATACGCAGTGACTAAAGAAACAACTCCCGATACCAGAGCTATTGTTTTTCAATCTCAGGAAAAACTTGATTACGAGTTATCTGAGTTATCTATGCTTATTAAGCGTCTTGACGATGTTAAAAAAGGCAAAGAAGAGGCAACACCATGTGGCCATTGTGAATACTGCAAGTCGAAGGCATTGAGTCAACGTGTGGAGGTAATCTGATGAGTAAGCAATTAAAAGACATACTAGCAACCCATGACACAGGTTGTCCACATGGCATTACATTTGCTATACATCAAAATAAAGAAGAATGTATTGCATTATTTGGCAGATCTGGTTGGCCCGGTCTTAAACCTCGATTTATTCGTTGGAATGAAAGTGTTGAAAACCAAACAACATACAAAACTGAGGAATCCTTACTTAATGCCTATGTTTGTGATGTTGAAAAAACATCGGAAGATTTTATTGTCATTCAATTGTTGCCCTTTTAAGAGGGGAAAAACAACTAAAAACCAACTATTTCCAAAATGGAAACAACTCAAAAAGCAACAAGCCGGGCATTCTTGTAAAACTGCGAACTAGAAAATGCGTCAGTGACACTTATGTGACTTTTGGACGAATGACGCAAAGAATTTCACTCACGCTTGCCTTGCTCACAATTTGGCAGGCGTGGGGGTTTGGTCAGAAATATGAAACTTGAAAAAGGCGATTACGTGAAAGTTTTAAAAAATGGAGATTTTTTTAAAATCGTACAAATAAAAAGTATTTACGGAGACTGTATCGAAACCAGCCATGGCTTGTATAATCGGACGACACTTGCTAGTCGGTTAGACAATAAGTGCATGATCTCTAGCAAAGTATCATGGGAGGACCAGAATGGAGTGGACGGATTGGGTGGAATGGAAACCTGAAACCAAAACGGACATCAAAACAAAAATTGAAAATGACGGGTACACTTTTCCACATTATGACAAGAAAAATAACGGCGTCAAGTACGTCATCTCTACACTGGACATCAAACGAGACTGTCTAAGGCTTGGAGTACCATTTGAAGATGTGTACCCTTTGCAAACAACACTTTTTTAAAAGGAGAAAGAACATGATAACTAAAATCAATGTCCCAAAAACGTCAATCGTAATTGAGATTGAAAATAAAGAAATCAAAATTGAGAATATGATTGGCTATGATATGAAGATGGTCTTTAGGAACCAGGACGCAGAGCCGTCTTTAGATGAAAATGGGGACGTTTTTGAGCCTTTGTACTGGCTAGACATTAAGGCCAAACCTGAGGAGGACATAGAATACCATACAAGTTTAGGAGTGAAGAAAGAGAAAAGAAAATTAGCTGAGTTACAAATATTCTTTGAATATATTGAGAGTAATAAACGAAACCTATTTGATCTCTGTGGATTCAAGGGAGAACTGCAATGAGTTCACTGACATTATCATTGGACATTTCAACTACTGCGACAGGCTGGGCCGTATTTCACGGCTCTGACCTTGTCCAGAGTGGTGTCTTAAAACATAAAAGCAAGTCATTCTTTGAACGTGGGCGGTTCATGGCTAGTGAATTAAGAGCGATTCAATCGAGAGCGCTCCAGAAATACGACTGCCATTTTGAATCAATTGTGGTCGAGAAGAACTCGGTCATGGGTCCGAACCAACAATCCATGATCAGTATTGGAATTGTGACAGGAATCATCCTTGGACGGTTGATTGCTGACAATGTATTCTTCGTGAACGTTTCGACCTGGCGCAAGTATTGGCAGTTTAGTTACAAAGACCGTAGCAAGAAGTCGATGAAGCTGCAGGCCGTTGCTAAAGTGTCCGATGAATTCGACCTTAATGTTAAAGACGATGAAGCTGACGCTATCCTGATTGGTTCATATTTTGTAAACCATGGCCAAGAATTTGGGAATCTGGAAAGCCACAAAGTGAGTTGAGGGGTTGGAAGATGAATGAAAAGCAAATAACAGATTTAATCGAAAGAATGCGTGAGCTTGGACATATTTACTCTTATCAAGGCGCAAAAAATCTTATCCGAGAATACGAGAAGTTAAACAAACCAGAAAAAGTCAAAGTTCCAGAGTTCATAGAGAACTGGATTTTCGAATGCCAACTTTTAAAAGATTTTAATTTGCGTAACGCACTAGATAGTAAAACAATCCATCTCTATGCTAAAAATAGCGAATTCGTGAAAAAATGGCTTAAAGTCAAGAAAAACCAAGAAATATTTGCTAGAGCTTGGCTTTTTGACTACGAGGCTGAGAAAGAACCAAAGTATAGAGTCAAGTTAAAAAATACAGATGATTATCTAAATCAAACAGAAACTGGATTCCATTTTTTTAACAATTGGAAAAACAACGAAAAATTTACACGAAAGGAACTAGAATACTCTGGTTTTGGTGAAGTATTCAACAGTCCTTTATTTGAAGTCGTGGAGGTGGAGTAAATGACAAATATTAGATTACAAAATCCATACATGGATGAAACTATCAAGGTGAGAGACGAATACAAACAAATTCTCAAAATGCTAGAATGGCTCGGACGAGGCAACATAGATTGTCTTCAACTGATTCAAATTGAACCAGAAGAAAGAATGATTACTATCAACCCTAAACACTTTGCAAAAGTTGATTTTTACGAAGATGAGGAGGTGGAGTGATGAAGAAAATAACGTTTATCATAGGGCTAGGAGGCGAGCAAATAGAATTCAAAACAGATAGAGATGATTTTATTAATGAATTAAAATTTCGTTATGAAAACAAGCAACTTCTTGAAATCAATCTTGGTCCTGAGATTGTGTTGCTCAATCCCAGCAAGATCTTATTTGCTAAAATCGAGGAGGTAACAGAATGAAACGATTCATCGCTATCTGGATCTTACTATCTGCTGGATTGAACATCTGGCAGATGGACAGGATTCGAGATTTGGAAGAGAAGAAGCCGATGGTTATCTATAAGGCTGATAACCAAGGTACTGAGATATTTGGTAAAGTCGTCGAGAAAGGACGACATGGGAAGCTATACACTATTACCATTCGTGATTATGGAGTGTTCGTTGTTACGAAGGACGTGTACGATAAGGTGAAGGTTGGGGATGAGGTGATGATATGACGTTTGTTGAACACAATAACCGTGAGAAAGCCAATAAATTTGCTGAGTATGTGACAGGGAAACCGTTGCGTGAATACTTAGCTAAGAAAGTGAAGCAGTATTGCGGTGAGAATGTATCTGTATTTGATGGTGCGGCAGGCTCTGGGCAGTTGGAGCAGTTTATCAATATGACTGATTTTCATGCGGTAGAAATTCAGCAGGAAAGTTGCGAAGCGTTGAAGACAAATTTCCCTCACGCTGTCGTGAGTAATCAGAGTTTTTTCACTTACCAATCAGATATACAAGTGGATGCAATTGCAATGAATCCACCTTATTCTCTGAAATTGAAAGATTTACCAGAAGAAGATCAACAGGCTATTAAAGAATTGTATCCGTGGAAAAAGTCAGGTGTTGTTGATGATATTTTTTTGTTGAAGTCGATGACCTACACGAAACGATACGGATTCTATATCATGTTCCCTGGTATTGCTTACCGTCAATCTGAAAAGAAAATGAGAGAGCTGGTGGGGAATAACCTTGTTGAATTGAATGAGATTCAAAATGGATTTGAAGACACATCTATCAACGTGATTTTTTTAGTAATTGACAAAGAGAAAAATGATTCTGAAATTTCAAAAGAGATTTATGATTGTAAAAACTCAAAAGTTGAATATCAAGAATCTGATAAATTAAATTCAGATTTCAACTGGGTGATACCTAAAAAACCAGTTGAGAAAGAAGAAATAGACATTGACCAAGTAAATGCTGAATTAGACCAGATGGCAATCGCCCACCTTGAAAAACATTTAGCTAGTCAATTGATATTGATTCAGTTTTTCAACGCAGATATTGATTTAAAATCTTTCATAGCGAGATGCCACAAGGTCTTAGATGATTATTTGTTGGCTTATAATTTTGCAGTAGGATTAGAATGAAACCAGATAAGATAACAACGTGTGGATTGCTAGAGGTTTGTGAGCTTATTTCAGGTACTAGAACGAAAGCAACAGATGGGCCTTATTTTATCTATGGTGCTGGTATGAAAGCAAAAGGTACGACAGATAAATTCAATTGTGAGAGCCAGATTATTCGGTTAACCAAAAAAGGGACGGTTGGTGCTGTTTATTTCCATCTAGATCCATTTTGGATGGACAGTGACAGTTTCAGAGTTGAGCCAAGAGAAATGATAGATAAGCGATATCTATTTCACTGGCTGTTGATGAAACGGGAAGAGATAGAACGTTGTGCAGATGGCGACAATCAACCAGGTTTATCACTGGCTAGATTGTCAAAGATGACGATCGAAGTGCCTGATATGGAATATCAGTTGAAAGTTGTTAAGCTGTTGGATGAAATGAGTGCAGATTTGGAATTTTTTATAGACAATATTACACAAACAAAGATGAATCAAAGCAAGATTTTGAGATACTACAATGAAAAAATCGGAACAGCTTTAGAAAGAGAAATAAATGGATAACAAGTTAGATTGTGAAGATTGTAAAAAGGTTTTCTTTTCGAAAGACAAGTTAGATTATGATTGTGTATTTCAAAATGGTATTTGTAGCGAATGCTTAGTAAAAAGAGTAGAAAGGGGGATTGAATGGTAGTTAACGATAAATGGAATCACGATTGGGCACTCTATCAAGGAGATAGATTTGTCACAATGGGAACCTTGTATGAAATAAGCGAATATACTGGTATTAGCTTAGATGCCTTAAAAATGTATTCAAGAAAATGGCACCAAACACATTTCCCAAATAGAAAAACTTTGATAAGAATAGATGATGATGGAGAAGAGTTATCATGAACACACTAGAAAATGTAAAACAATGGTTTATAGACCGTGATTTAGAAAACGGTGGACGGTTAGACAAGCAGTCTTTGAAACTAAGCGAAGAGTTCGGTGAACTTTGTGCAGGTTATCTCAAGAAGAATGAGCAACTGACAAAAGACAGTATTGGAGATTGTGCAGTCGTGATTGTCGGTCTTGCCTTGCTGAGCAAAGTGGATGTGCATAAGATTTTTAAGGGATTAAATCCCGTTGAAGAAGTAGATGTAATGAAATGTTTTAAAGGCTTAAATTTAAACATTTGTGCAATTCTATCATATAGCGATAGAAGATACAATGGAATATTTCGTTATGATTTAGTATTCGCGGTTGAATATCTAAAATCAATCAGCACCGCTCTCGGATATAGCTTCGAGGAATGTTTTGAACTGGCATACCAGGAAATCAAAGACCGCAAGGGGCGTTGGATTGACGGATCGTTCGTCAAAGAGGAGGATTTATAAAATGAAAAAACTAGGAATTATTATTGGAGCAGTATTTGTAATCGTTGTATCGCCATTTGTAGTTCAGTACGGATGGAATGAAATCATCACAACGATTGTTCCAGTTGGTAAAATTACAGTCTGGCAAGCATTAGGGATGGATGCACTACTATCTTTCATCTGGCCTGTGTTATCTAGTAAAAAAGAATCTGAAGAGGATTATTCGTATGCTGTAAGAAGTAGTATTTCAAAAATCATTACATGTGCATTTTTGATATGGTTAGCTAGTTTGTTCATCTAAGGAGGATTTGGCATGATACCAAGATATAGAGCATGGCACAAGACGTGGGAAGAATTAGGAGAAGTCAAGAGGATACGTTTTGACGATGTAGGGGATGTACGTACTGTACTATTCAGAGGTAAAATATTAGGAACTGATACTCCTATCGACAAAATCGAACTCATGCAATCAACAGGACTCAAAGATAAGAACGGTAAGGAAATCTTTGAGGGGGATATTGTACAATTTGAAGATTGTTATACCGAAACAGATTTTTTGTATGTCAACACGGGTATTGTCGAGTGGAGTCAAGGAAGTTTTACTATTACCAATAGAGACTCTGTGTTAATGGAAGATTTGCTTGATGGAGACTCATTAGATGTTACAATTATCGGCAACATCTACGAAAACCCTGAACTTTTGGAGGATGAATAATGATGCCAGAAATCAAAGACAACATAAACAAACCAAACCACTACATCGGGACTTATGGTCTCGAAGTGAAGGATGTTACGAGGAATTTCATCAAAGGTAAGTCAGAGATGGAAGCACATCATTGGTGCAGTGCAGTCGAGTATTTACTTCGATACAAAGAGAAAAACGGTCTTGAAGACTTGAAGAAAGCCAGAAAGAATCTTGACTGGCTTATCGAGGAGATGGAGCATGAGAATTAAAACATTAATGGGAACAATCATCAATGTTGACAAGATAAAGCGCAGTATCACAATTGAGGGTATTGAATTAGGCTCAGATTGTCGTGCTTTAGTATCTAAACACAAAGATGGTACAGGTACAATAACACTAGTTTTTGATGGAAAAATAATTTAAAAAAGGAGTAAAAACAATGTTTACAGAATACAATCACGAAACAGGAAAAACGACACTTACAAAACTTGCTAAGGGCGGTATCATTACAGTTGCAGCTGTTGCTTCACTTGGGATTTTTCGTCTAACGGCTGTGAAGCGTATCCCAGCTAATACAGTTGGGGTTAAGGTTAGCGCAATTGGGGGTGTGCAAGAAAATACCCTGCAAACAGGATATCATCTAAAAATGCCATTTATTGACAAAGTCTACACTTTATCTACGTCTGTTCAAACAAAAACAATGGAAAAAATCACGACTCAGACAAAAGATGGTCAATGGTTGAATACTAATATCGATGTGAAATATCGTGTCAATAAGGAAAAAGCCATGACGATATTCTCTAATTACACAGACTTAGAAAACGTGAATAATAGCGTAGTATCTCCTGCTGTTCAGCGTGCTATTGAATCTGTAACAGGTAATTACGATATTTACGATATCCTCGGTAATAAGCGTACAGAAGTTTATGAAATGATCGACAAAGCTCTTAAAGAAAAATTTGAGTCTTATGATCTAGAGTTTGTATCTTTCACGATTACAGACCAAGACGCAGGCGATGAGATTGAAGCAGCAATCAAAAATGAATCTGTAAAACAAAAGGAAATCGACACTGCAAAACAAGAACAGGAAAAGGCTAAAGTTGAAGCTGATACTAAAAAAGTTCAAGCTCAAGCAGAAGCAGACGCAGGTATCATCAAAGCAGAAGGTGAGGCCAAGGCAAACAAAGCTAAGTCAGATTCAATCACAGATAATCTTATCCGGATGAAAGAAGCAGAAGCCAGAGAGAAACATGGCTGGGTCACTGTCAACGCAGGTAGTGTGATCGCGAATAAAGAATAAAATAAAAAAAGCCAAGACACCCTCTGTCTCAGCTAATAGTTCTCGCAAAGACTATTATATCACAAAAGGAGATAGAGAGTGAACAAGGCTAAAGAGCTATTGAAAGAATTACAAGACCTTGACATGGACATCCA